AACGTTTCTTGAACGAATATGAGTATCAGGTTCACTTCCAATTTTAATGGTCTCCACATAAGAACCATCAAAGTCTCCAGTGATTGTTCTATCACCACCACTTACAAATATATTTCTAACCCAATTATCAGATGCTGGATTTAATTCAACTCTACCAACAAATTCAATTATATTAAATGGGTTAACATTTTCTACTCTAGAAGCAAGAGGTTGTTCAATCCAACCAAGTTCGTCATAGTCTAATGTAATAAGATCTCCAGTTTTTCTTACATTAGAATCTAGTAGTTCAAGATTGGCAGAAAAATCAGCAGTATCCGTATTTGTTGATGGCAATAATGCTAATTCTGGTTTTAATGAATAAAAATCAAGAGGAGTATTTAATTCCTGATTCTCAATATCAACATCACACTTACAATCTGGATTCAGTAAATCTAGAAGATTATTATTTTTAAAGTCGTCTACAAAGAATCCTGATTTAAATCTAGAAAGACCATCAGAGTCTTGAATCTGGAAAGTTTTAGTATCAAGTTCAAGCAAACTTAATGAAGTGACTACTTCTAGATTTGAAATTCTATCATCAAGTTTCCCAATGTCTCTCATTGTATATCTTCTGTTGTCAATAAGAGTTATGGCAGCATCATTGGGATTATAAAGATACGCTGGGAGTTTGATTGTTGCGATATCCATCGCACTCTCAACGTTTGTTGGTTCTTTTGGATCTAATGCTGATACACCCTTGATAATTGAGAAGTTACCTAGACTATCAAGAATTAACTTATCAATTCTTGGTAAATAATAACTGTAACCAATTAGAGAACTTTCATTTGGTGCTACAACTAAGGTTGGATTATTACCAGATGAACCAAAGTTCCTACTTGAGAAAGCAAATGGTGATGATGTTGTTGATGTAAATGCCGATACTCTTGGTCTAAAATCAAGAGTGTCTGAGGATCTTAAACCATTTCTGAAAAGAGGGATATCTTTTGTAAATCTCTCTTCATTATATGACTCTACACTGTATAAATCCCCAAGATCATTGGATGGTACTGAATAGTAATTATATACTACTAATAACTTCCTGGTTGGTTCTGGGAAATTAATTTTTCTAACAATCTTAGAATAGTCATAGTACTGTTCCTTTTGACCCTTATCCAAGTCAAACCTGTTAGTAATATTCAAATAGTTACCTACAGTAATAATTTGAATATTTGTTACAATGCTTGATTCTTCAAATGTAACAGTTTCACCAACAGTAAAAGTTTGTGGAGTTAGATAGCAAATTTCAACTTCAGTGGATGAAGATCTTGTTGCCAGTTGAGCAATCGCTCCGCTAGAAGATCCAATAATTCTTTCACCTAAAATTGAGTTGGTATCTAAAGAAAGACCAGATACAAAAGTTAGTTTATCTAAAGTTGGATTTGAAGTGTCCAGAGATTCAAAAACTCCAACAATGTTTACAACATCGGGAACATTGAGTGAAATTTCACTATCTTGAACTCTTAACCCATAGAACTGACTTGTTGAAAGACCACTTAATGCTGTAGAAATACCAGAGACTGATTTGTCAATGATAACTTTTTGACTTCTAATAAAGTCTTTCTGCTTATTTCTAATTAGATTTTTTCTTACAACGGCATTAAGTGTTACGTTTGAGGACTGACTTGTTCTTAGTCCTGAAAAAACAATCTGAGATCCGTTTGAATTGAGTGTAAATTGATCAGAAGATAAATCCTCTATGTCTCCATTTGAATAGTGAATTGAGTATCTTTCAGCATCAAAAGTCTCAAAGAAAGCACTAGAAATACCGGTAGAGGTTACATCAACACTCAAAGATCCTACGGAGTTCGTAGTAAGTTCTCTAAGTTGAGTTGTAACAAGTAGATTTGAATTTGAAAGACTTACATCAGAAACATTGGAAGCATCTAATGGAGCATAAAGTCCAGCAGTTTCATCATTTTTAATATTTGGAACGCCAATAGAGAATGTTACGGATTGATCACTAGAAGGAAGACCACCATTACAAACTCCAAATACGCTAGAAACTCCAGCAAGAGTCATTGAAGATCCACTACTGGAAACTGATACGACTCTATTATAAGTCTCTGTTGTTAATCCAGAAACTTGATATCTAATAATGGTATCACTTCTAATTCCTAGGAAGTTTTTACCTGGGCAAGTAACAGTTCCAGCACTAGTTCCACCGGTGATTGTTACTCTATCAGTAATATTGAATCCAGGTGGAACAAATCTTTGAAGAACTGTATCGGCAACAAATGAAGTTTTAATTCCTGATGATATTGAATTTGAACTTTGGAAAACAGATTTAATATCTTGAATATTGAATGCCTTTACACTGACAACACTTCTAGAATATTCTGCCGTCTCATTGATTAGAATTTGCTCTCCAGTAATAAATGAACCAGAGGTTTGAGTTAAGGTTAATTCAGTCCCAGAAGCAGCAGTGGTAACATATCCAGAAGCATTACTACTTACACCTCTTACAAATGAAGTTGCTGGGCATTGATTTGAATTTAAACTTTGATTGATTGTTAGTTTTGTATAAGTTTGAACATCAAAGAGATATAGATCCCATTCTGTCCCATCACTTGAATAAGCAGCATCACTTAACTCAAATGAATATACTCGTGCTTGACCAATTTCAGTTCCTGTTCCAGATCCTTCAGATGCTTTTCTTTGATTAAAGAAGGATACTGTATTATTTCCGGTGTTAATACCTACAAAAGGTGTTCCAGTAACATTGTTAACTCTCAGTAGATTACCTATCTCAAATGGGACTAGAGATGTTGCTACGGTTGCCTTATCTCTTGGTTTATCTACATCTAATACTGTTGTTGCTTGTTTTTCAATATCAAATCCTTTCACATAGGCTTTTCCTGGAGAAACCTTAACACACATTAAATTATCGGATGGAATATTTCCAGAATCAGTTACTTGACTGGAAAGATAAATTCCTTCGTTTGAAATTCCATCATTTAGAGAATTTGCTACTTGAACCTTAAACTTGTCTATCGCATAGTCACCAGATTCTTCATATGTTCTTTTAGCAAAATAATCTTTGATAATAGAATATTGACTTTTATCTTGTAATTTCTTAACTTCCCCATTATCAAGTCTAATTAATTCAACAAAACTCTTATCATTAAAATCTGTTAGTGGTTTTTTGGATAGTACAGTTGAAATCTTTAATCTGTCTGCACCAGGAGCAGCATAATTTGAAAATCCTCTGGCATTATCATAAAGACTAGAGTCATCTTTGGCGGTAACAATTTCCTCTAGAATGTTTAATCCAACCCTATATGATGGCGTATTGGAATATGCGTCTAGAACAATTTTATCGGTTGCTACATCTACGAAAGTTCCTCTAATAAAATAAACTCCAGCGGAAATTCCAACGGCACAACCGATTGCTGAAGCATTCAGAGAAACTAAGGTAGCAACAGTATCTCCAGAATTGATAGAAGTGTTACCATAAACAAAAGATTCTTCAGTAATTAAAACTTCGCCATCATTTAAAGTTTTAACTGTATTATCTGATCCCGATCCAAGATATTTGACAAATAAAGTTAAATCGGTAATTTCAGTGGACTCTGCTGGAAGAGCGTACTTGTCAACTACAACAGTAATTCCAGAGTCTTGTCCTGTTAATCTTTTTCCTACTAATTGATCTACGTATAATGAAACTGGAATTCCTAAGTGATCTGCGTTTAATCTTACCGAATAATACTCAGAATCATAGTTAATATTACCAGGGATCACCATTGATCCCTCTTTAAAAATATGACTTCCGAACGATTCTACTTGATTTTGTAATATTGATTGAAGCGTCGTTAATTCTCTAGCCTGTACTGGGTATCCTGGCTTGAATAAAACCTTATAAAAATTATTATCCTTATTAAAGTCATCATAATAAGGATTGATATTTAAATTAGTTTTCTGTGGCATTTTTTAGAATTCCAGGATAATTTTAACGTCTTCTTTTTGTCTAGAATTTCTTGTAATCAATGGTCTATTATCTAAGTAAATAATTTCACCTGACCCTTTATTTATCTCAGGATTTGAAAGACCATTTGTAAACTCACTACCAAGACTAATAATTTTATTTCCAGTTGGATTTGTGGTGATACCTGTGAAATTAGTATCAATAGATCCAGAAAATCCTCCAGATGTTGTAACTGGATTCGCTGATGATTCAAAATTTAAAACTTTAGATCCGGTAGAAACACCAACGTAATCTGTTTGATCTAAGGTTGTTTGATTAAAATATAATGATCTATCTCTGTAGTACTTGAGAACTTTAGTTTCACTATCATATGAAGCAACATATCCTTGAGCAGATCCACTAGTTACTGATTGACTAATCTTATCGCCAATGCTGATTGTACCAGAAACTGATGAAAACTTAAGAGAATATAGTGAGGAGAATTGATTTTCGGTAAATACTGAGGTTGCTCCAATTGATGTTGGGTTCTTTACAATTCCAATTTGAGAAAACTTAGTATCGGTTGGAAAATCTTTAGTAGAATCATCAAATCTAGCATAGATTAAAACCTTATCTGTTCCAAGTTCCTTGTATAAATCATATCCATGTCCCTTTGATGGAGGAATCATAGGAATTAATTTAGCAAAATTGCCAGTAGCATTGGCATTGATTGATCCCAAATCAACCATGCCATAAGTATAATTTTTTCCACCAGATGAAACAACGGCATTTGTTACTTTTCCGCTTAAGACATCTACAACAACCTTTGCTCCACTTCCATCACCAACAATATTAACTTCTTGCCCTAAACCACCAGAATATCCAGATCCTTGATTATCAATATAAACTTTTTTAATTTGATTATTATTTACAGTTGAGTCTCCGTTTTCTCTTACTGCCTGTATTTGCGAATCGGTGGATGTTGACCAATTATTTGGTACTGAGATATATTCAGTAGAATCAAATTTAATAATGTCGCTAGGAGAAACTGTAAAAAGATACTTCCAAATGTATCCATCACCACTTTCACCTGCTCTAGAAGGTTCAAGATCTGTAAATAATGGTTCATCTTGTGAAGCATTTCCTGTGGTGCTAATTCCAGAAGAACCGTTATCAATACAGATATAAACGTTATAATTACTATTCATAACATAGTAATTAGCATCATACAACCTAGAAGATTGCGTTATTGGTGATGGATTGGAAACACTATAATCATGACGATACATTTCATATCTTGTTCCCTGTGTCCAATCAATTCTTCTTATCAGTCTTCTTACATTCAGACTTGTAATCTTTTTACCAAAGATCATCGTATCTGAAACATGACTAATATTATTAAAATTATCAACTGGACTTGGCGTATTAGTATTCCAATCACTAGTTCGCCCAAATCCAACTTGGGTTGGGTTTGACAGACCTAAAAAGACATAATAAGAATTTGAAGAGTTGTCAATGCTCTCTACAAAATTATTCGCATTTAAAATTCTAAATTGATCTGTTACAATAGCAGACATATTATTAGCTTTTTCCTATATTTATACTACCCAAGATCCTTTCTAAGTGCTCCACTATCTCTGAGTCCATAGTCTCTTCTTTGAATTGATGGGAAAGTAGATAGACCAGCGTCAACTGTAAATCCTGTAACACCAAGAGATATTGGACTTGTTGATCTAGTAAATCCAGATAATTTACCCCAAGAGAACTTACCTATCGGTTGATTTGTTGATCCTACAGTATTAATTCCAATAACACTGGATGCTGAGTGAACATTGGAAACTATTTCAGCATTAGATCCACTGGAAGAGAAAGAATGAACATAATATATGTTGTCTAGGAATGTTGTGCCAATTCCAACAACAGCAGAATTATTACCGTCAATAGATGTTACCCCAGATCCAACCGATGTATTAAAAATGTAAAGTGGATATCCAGTTGTTAACCCCGACCAAGAAGAAGAATTCATGTAAAACTTCAGTGCCAATGGATTTCCAGAAGTTCCACTAGTAGTTGTAATACCAGTAATAATTCCAGAGAATCCTTGTACAGTTGTAATGTTGTTAACGTCTTCTTTGGAGAATGTTGGTAATGGAGCAAGAACTTGTGGTGGGTTATTCTGAGAATAACCAAATCCAGGTTTTACAATTGTCGTGGATGTTATCTGACCATTTGTTATCGTTGCTGTTGCTGTTGCGGTAGTGCCAACACCAACACCAATTGATGATGGAGCAGATATTGAAACCGTAATTGCTGAACCAACATAACCACTGCCAGCATTGATAATACTTAAAGATTGAATTGTTCCACCAGCAGAAACCACAGCAGTAAGACCCGCAGCAACTGGAGATGCTCCAGTAACAATCAATCCACCAACACTGGAAATTACCAAAGCAGAATTATTTTCTTCATAGTTGAAGAATTGTGCGTCATCAACAAATAATTCTGTATCAGTAGATGAGAAATTTTTGATTATTCTGGCAGTTGGGTAAACTAATGACTCAATTGAATCTCTAGACTTATAAACAAAATCTCCATTGATATATCTATCAACTTTCTGTTTAGTCCAACTTAATGGTTTGAAGTTAGTACTATCAATACCTTGATCAACATAAAGATTTGTCTCAATTTTATCAGATGACGATATATTGTAGATAGTTCTCAAATTCTGATCAATTGTCTGTGGATAATTGTTGTTTTTAAATACTTGTACAGCATCTCCAACCTTAATAGATTCATTAATAGAAACAGATACGCTATCAGTTCCAGAAGTTCCCTTGTAGAAGAAAATTGAAATATTATCTTCTGGTTCTGGTGCGACCATGAATGAGAATGATGTACCACCTTCAAAGATGTAAGATTCTCCAGGAGTCTGTAATATACCATTTACAAATATTAGTAGTAATGAATTTAAATCAATCAGGGAAGAATCGGGATCATTACTGTTTATTTCAAAACTTAATAATTGACCATTGTAATTTAATGGGAATCTTGTGCGATTTCCATCCTGAAGACTTAAAATAGAATCAATATAATCAAACTCACCAAATTCCCAAGAAGATAATCTGTCAGTGTAAACGTCCAATACAGTTAATTGGAAATTACTAATTGGTGATGCTAGTCTTCTATCAGTAACTAATCCTACGGGAGTAAACACATCTCCAACTTTAAACCCATATCCAGTTCTAGCAACCTTGAATGAAGTTACCTCAAATAATGTTGATCCTATGCCAGTTGTGGAACTTGCACCAACATCAACTGAAATGAGTAGACCAGATCCACTATCTGTAGTTGATCCAATTCCTAGTCTTGAAACTCCTCTAATTTCAAGATTTTCATATGAAGGTTGAGGGATTTCAATTGTCGGATTTGTATATCCAGTTCCAGCATTTACGATTGTGAATGCTAGCGTTCCCCCAAGACCAACAGTCGCTGTAATTGAAGCAGCGGTTCCTGTGTGTCCAGTTTGGGTAATTCCAATAGAGACCGTTCCACGGTATCCAGATCCACTGATATCAGTTGTTCCCAATCCAACTGACACAATTGTACCACCAGCACCAACAACAGCGGTTACAGACGCTCCTACAAGGGGAGCAATACCTAGTCCACCTGTTGATCCAAGAGATACGATTACACCACCACGAGGTAATTGATTTTGGTTTACATCAAATTGACTCTTAACGATAGATCCGTTTGAGGATGTAATTCCAGTAAAGACGACACTAGACACACCAACATTTTCAACATATGTGTAATTATTTCCAGTATTGTTAATGGTTGATGGTTTTTGGAATACTCCGTTTATGAGTAAAATTCCACCTCCAGTCTGTATTCCTGTGGTATTAATTCCCTGAACAGTAAATGTATAAGTTTGACCAATTCCAGTGAATCTATCAGAAATATCATCAAATACTCTATTGGTTGTATAATTATTTCTCAAATAAACTCTTCCATCAAAAGATGATCTAGTATATTCTAGATTAGAAGAATCTCTCAGAATTGTATTTTTTCCTTTTGGTGTATCGGTGAAGTAAATTTTACTTCCAACGATATTAAATGATCCAGAGTAAATTCTAACTTCAGTACTATCTGTATGGGAAGTTGCTGATGTTCCTACAAATGCTCTGCTGACTTGCATTAAGTTTGCTGAACCAGATCCACTAATTGGTCCGCTTGATGTGGTTCCAAGACCGACAGAAACAACTTTCATATATTCATCATCTATTTTTATGATGTTGTTTGGTCTAATTGAAGTTATTCCAGTGACTCCAAATACAGTAGATGAATTTGATATTTGTCCACCATTGTTATACAAATTAGTTTTAATTGGCGTATACGCTAATGGAGATTGGATAATTCCATCTAGATCAATTAAAGACTTCTCATTTTTCTTATACATTTCAAGTTCATGGGCATTGCCAGAACCTACAGATGTAAATGTTACGTAAATTCCACTAGAAGCAAAATCTGATCTGGTTGAAATTCTAAATTTGTCTTTGTTGATTCTTATTGCGTATACGTCCGATGGTAGTATATTTGTTACAACTCCAACAGAATTGAGAGTAGATCCTATTCCAACCGCAGAAGCTGCGACTCCCACAAAAGTTGAATTGGGAGTATAAATGAGTTTTTCTCCAGTATTGAAGAAATGATCTTGAATTGTAAATATTCCTGTAACTGGATTTAAAACTGATGAATCTGATGGATTTAATTTCTTCTCAAAGATAGGAATTCCAGCATGATTTAATGTGAAACTAGTTTTATTTGCTCTAGATCCATTAATCGCATCATATTGTACCAGAGACAGTGACTCTGTAACAGGACCATAAGATAAATCAGGAGCAACATTGTCAGAATCACTATCTGTATAAATTACTTCACTGAAACTTTGAATTTGAACATTTCCAGAAATTGAAGCATCTGGATGGAAAATCAAATTAAAATTAGATCCATTATATTCTGTTGAGAATGTTCCGATTCCAGAGGTGCTGCCAATGGATATAAAAGGATATTGTACATTGTAAGTATTTTGACCATTATGAATCATTAATACTTGATGAATGGCAGTTGTTGAACCATAAGAAATTTTAATTAGATTCTTAGAAGTTGTTACCTCAGATGTACTAAATCCAACAATTGTTGATGCTGAAGATACGTTAGAATAATTAGATTCTAACTTTAGAGATCTTTCCGTTCCATCGGTTTGACCAGATTGCTTAAATCTATATGTACCAATTCCAACAGCGGTTGTACCAAATCCAACAATTTTGGATCTTACTAAAATTTGATCAGAGGTATTATTTTCATAGTTTAGATATAGAATTCCAGAATTTATACTTGATGTAAAAGTTCCTATGAAATTAGATGAAAAATACGGAGAAGATTCACTGTCAACATAGTATTCTGAGAAGTATGAATTTGTTCCATCATGTGTTACATATAATTCTACAAAATTCTTTTCATTGGATGAATTATTGGTAACCTCGACCGTAGCATAATATGAATTAATATTTGAAATATTATCAGAGATAATCTCAGATGTTTGACCGGCACTTACAATTCTGTTTACACCAGTCAAATCTACGAATCCAATTGATTGTGTAGAAATTCCTGCTAAATCACTATTAAAGGTATTTTTAAAGACTTTAATGTCATAATCACTATCAAAAGGATCTGTAGGTGTAAATCTTAAACTAGAATTACCAAACTCATCAGTATTGGTAGATATTTCAACTAGTTCTTGAGCACTATTAAACAGATTTGATTTTTCAAAAGTAAATGTATCCGTGGAATCATTATAAAACGCTAGTTCTGTAACCTGAATATCATCATTATTTGGATTTAAAATTTGAACTAGGAATCTTGAATATTCTTCATTAATGAATAGATCAACATACTGATCTAGTGATGAAAGTGAATTTGAGAATTGTGTGCTTATATCATCTATTGTTAAAACTCTATTAGTTCTACACTCAATATAATCTGCTAACTTTTTATTTTTTAATTTTAAGAACTTTGATCGGTTATCAACAACATCAATGTCTACAGTTAGATCATAATTATTAATTGTATCTACTCTCTTTTCCTCTAGAATATCAAAAATACTAATGGTATCAACAGTAGATGATCCTGCAGAAACATTAGATGTTGACAATACCTCAGTATCTGCAAAGTTTTTAAGACCGCTTGTGTGAAGAAGACGATTTACTGGGTTGATTAATGTTTCAAATTCAATTGGACTCTTAACAGTGTATGATAATGATTGATAGTAATCATTGTCTGGAAGAACTTGATAATCTTCATCCAGTTTTCCAATATTATCAGACCAACCATAGTCTTGTCTTAGGGAGTAATCTACGTCAAATCTTCCATAATTATCAATTACATCATTAATTGTTGCAATGGAGCCACTTACAGAACCCTTAATTGTTTCGTTAAATGATAATTCATAAGTTCCATAAACTTTAACATAGTCACTTCCACTTTCAGTTACAGATAGATCAACACTTACAAACTGACCATTAATTAAAACTAATAAGTTTTCTCCCACTTGGAAAGTGGCAGATTGTTGAGTTACTCTAAATCTTGGATAATCAGAATATTTTACAATAGAAGCATATGAATTTTGAGATGTCTTAGCAATTCCAACATTTGTAGTAATTCCAGATAAATTAAATTCTATTTCTGCTGGGTTTGTATTTCTATAATCAGTTACTGTGAAGAATCTATAATCATAATTTTCAGAATTAAATCCATCTCCAGAGGTTCCATATTTTTGAATACCCTCTACAAATATTTTTTCTCCAACTGTAAATGCTGAAGTGCTAAATCCAGAGATTGGAGTAACCAACACACAAGTTACAATTCCACTTGATGAGGAATAAACTGTTCTAACGGTGACTCCATTGCTATTATTTACAGCAACGATAGATTGTTCAATAGAGTTAAGTCCTCTAGGTGATTGGATAATATTTACTCCTGTAATTGATGTCCCATTTAGAACTGTTTCTAATATTCCAGTTGTAACTTGATCTCCAGTTTCTGGATTAACAATAATAAGATCTGGTTTAGAAGTATAATTTCTACCACCATATGAAACTTCAACATCTGTAATTGTATCGGAATTAATCAGAGATACTACTGGAGAAATAAATGCTTCAGGACGGAGAGTTTTATCAGATGAATATTCAAATCCTGGATCTATAATTCTAACACTATCAATCCTATTGATATTTCTGGATTGTGGTAAAATTTTAGCATTCAATCCTTGAGTTGAAGCAATACTTACAAAAGTTGGAAGTTTTTTATATCCAAATCCACCAAAGGTAATTTGGAATCCATTTACACCGCCTCTAGCAGTTGTAGAATTTGTAGAATACTTCAGTGTATCCGTAGTTGTAGTATTGTACGTTAATGATTCTGGTATCTCTTTTAGAGAGATGCTAAATGCGGTAGTTCCAACACCAAATACTTGATATGATCCATTATACTTACTATCAACATATGTAATCTTAGAATAATTTGATACATCAATATCAGACGTGCTGATGAATCCAGTCTTTTCTAGATTATAGAATAAGTTAGTTGGATTATCAGAAGAATAATTTAAGGTCAATGAAGCATTTGTAGAAACACCAATTGTACCTACACCAGTAATAATAAACGAATCTGTACTACCCGTAGAAACAAATTCATTCTTAAATTCTGAGTCGTAGAATAATTTGAACTTGGTTCCTACTAATGAAGAGTCTGTAAGATCAAAGACTAAATTATTATTTTTTGTGACGAACAATTCTGGATTGATCAATGACAATTGATGGTTAGAACCACCAGTTGATCCCAAACTTACTGTAGATGGCGGATAGTTAATTGCATCATAGTAAGTTTGTGTTAACTGAATATTATTATCGTCTATTCTATAAATGAAGTATTCACCAGTTCCTAGTCCACTTGAAACTAGATTTGAATCATAAAATACTTTATCTCCAGTTTTTAGTCTATGAGAATTAATTGTAATTTTATTATTAGTTAAATCAACGGATGATGAAGAGAATCCAATTGGATTGATTAAAATTTTATTTCTAGGTGAATTGTATTTGACTACAATTGCTGCTGATGTTCCAACTCCAACCGATCCATTGGGATTGATGGTTAGATTAATTGAATCTCCGTTTAATAGTGAGTGTGATGTTGAAACTGAAACCCTTGTAGTAATCTTTTGAAGAGTTCCGGTTACTTGAGTATCTGTAGATTCAAGTAAATAATCAAATTCATTAGATCCATTATTTACAAAGAATAGACCGCTAGTATTAGTTGTTAATCCAACTTGAGTTACAATTCCAATATAATCTCTTGATTTATTAATTATGTAAACAGTTTGATTATTCCCACTACTTGGCAGATTAAATGTTGCTCCTCCAGAAGAATTTGATACTGTCAGAGCAAGACCTACAGAAGGTTTAGTAAGAGTAACTGCTTGGTTTGTTCTAAATGAATGATTTGGTAAATAAATGCTTTGCGTTGGAATTGATACAACTTCAAGCAATTCTCCTTTAGTGTAATTTACTGAGGTTCCTATTCCAACAACTGTACCAACTCCAACAGTTTCTTTGGGGTTAAAATAATATCTTTCTTTTACTTTAGAATCAAAGTAGTCTGTTTTTACAGGTAAAGTCAAATAACTTGGAATCAAGTCCACATACGTTGATGCTGTATGAGCAGCCCCAACTACTCCTCTCTTGACTCTTAAAATATTCTTATCAATAAATTTATTAAGAACAAAAAGTCTCTCTGTTCCAATTCCAATACTACTACCGATTGAGATAGAATTTGGAATATTTGATAAGTAAATGTCAGTTACAACTCCAGCAGTTGCATTAGATGATATCTCTTTATAGACAACTGTTCTAACTGTGTTTACTCCAACAATATGTGATCCCGTTAAAGACTTAATTGAAGTTGATAAACCAGAGACAACAATGCCGTCACCACTCAGTAGTGAATGTGAGGTTGAAATGTAAGCAGAAACTTGATTTGGATTATCCCAAACAAAAACTACACCATTATAACTATCAACGGTTGTTTGAATACTGGTAATGTCTTTACCCGTCAAACTATTCACATAAGCACTTAATCCACCACCATTTGTCCCAGTATTATCAAATTCAATAGAATCACCAATTTTATACTCACTGCCAGATTCAATAATCTGGAAAGAATCAACAGATCCTTTAGTTACAGAATCAACAATTGCCGTTTGATCTACATACTCATTTGATTCAATGATAAAATCATTATCAGCATAAGCATCAGAAACTTTATATGGGAATGTATTTCTAATTAATTTTGAACTATTGAAATCAAAGTTATCTTGATTGATAATGAAATTTTCACTAACTGGATTTGATCTATAAGTATCTCCTATAAAATAAGGATATTTTGGATCTAAAGTTCCAGTAGATGTATTTGTGCTTATGCCAGCAAAATAAGCATAAACACCATCTGGATATTCAGGAGTCTTACAGAATCTTCCATTGTTTTGATCAAGATCGCCAGAGTTTGTGAACGAATAATCTTCAACAAAAAATCCAATGCTAAAAGCAGAAGGTCTATCAGTTATATTGGACAAATTTGGAGAATACCCAGTTTGTAATAATCTTATGCCCGAGTTTTCATTAGATGGATTGCTGTATCCATAAGGACCATAAATTGGGTTTCCATCATATGCCCACCCAATAATTGGAGAGTGATCTAATCCATCATCATCAAAATAATTCTTACCAATATTTGTAGAATATCCAACCAATGAATATTTTAATTGATTTGCAGACTGAACTAGTTTTTCAAATCCATATCTGGCAAAATTATTAATTGAGAGTCCTCTAATCTTTGGTTCAATAATGGATCCGATTCCAGGGGCAGTTATTTTAATTGTAGTTTTATCGCTGGTATAATTGACACCAGAGTTTAAAACAATAACTTGAGAAATGTATCCATTTTGAACGACTGCTCTTAATTTTGCTCCGATTCCATCTCCTTGTACTTCTAAATCTGGAGCAGCATTATACTCAGATCCTCTACTTTGAATCTCAACTGAAACTATTCTACCATTGCTGATGATTGGTTTTAGTTGAGCATTCTTACCATTTTTAATAGTTACTGTTGGTTTTTTCTGGAGATTTAAAATATCGGATCCATATCCAGAACCTTGCTCATAAACATAGGCATCAATAATTGATCCACGTACTACGGGTGTTGCTGTAATTACGCCTGTTGTTCCAGAATATTCAATATTGATATTCACCTGGATTGGTGGATATTCAAAATTATGATATCCAGATCCAGTAGATGATAATTTAATATAATTTTTACGAATATAATTAGATGTTACAGTTCCACCGATTCCAGCATTTGCTAATCTAAAGGAATCATCATTCAATTTAATTACATAATATTGATTTGCTGTTGAAAGTCCTGATATTGTTGTTCCAGTGCTAGAATAGACAACTTTTTCCCCATCTCCAAATCCATGATTGGTGAAATTGATGGATGAATTTATTGTGGAAATACCTACGGGTTTTACAATTAACTTTCTATTAGCGTATCCACTTCCAGGATTTATAACTTTTACTGATTGTAAAGTATTCTTGTCATCATAAATTCTAAATTTATGAACACCAACATTACTTGCTGTCGTAAAACCTACAGTATTGATTCCAACATAATAATCAGAAAAAGTTTGATGTAACTGTATGGAAGTAGGATTAACAATTTTAGCATAATATACTGACCCACTTTGTAATGTTTTATTCTGATCAGTATTCAATCCAGCGAATGTGCCAATACTTACTGGATCATTCCCATTTTTATTATAAACAATTGCTTGTCCGTTTGATAAATTGTGATTATTAATAAATGTTATAGTTTCATTAGTAACATCTATTCCACCAGATTGGGTATTCAATCTAGCATCAAAAGATAGTTCTCTATATCTTTTTCCAATAATTGGTTGTAATATAGATCCACTACCATTTCCACCAGTTACAGTTATTGATGTGATATTTTCAATGTCAAAGTCCTGTGGATCTACATAAACTGCTGTTACAATACCACTAATAACTGGGCGAACTAAACAAGTAGTTCCAGACCCTGGATTTGAAATTTGAATAGTTGGAGGATTGATTACATCATAATTTGATCCACTATTCAATACTTCTACTTTTTCTATTGGACCGTAGTAAATTTTATCGTCAGATTTGTAATTTGTAATTTCAACGCCATTGATTAAAATTCCAACTGCTCCAGGAACAGTCTTAGTTCCATATCCAGATTCAATATTTGGATTTAGTGGAAACTTTTTAAGTAACTTTTGTGGTCCTATTTTTTTACCACTATTTTCTAGTAGTGTAAATGTTTGAGTACCAGTTCCAGATGAGAGTGGTTCAAACTCAACATAATCATCAATAGGTATGAAAGATCTTGATGAATAAAGTCTAATTTGATTTTTGTTTGTTAAAACTTTTACATAATAAATTCCAGCAGAAAGACCTGTGATAGCAGTCGTTTGTGGTGAATAATAAACAACATCCCCTGTGATAAAAGGAACATCACTATCAAAGGAAAGAATTGAATATTTTAAAGTTGAAGCATTATATCCTTGAATCCTTTCCCCAGTTGCTTCAACTAGTGTTGCCTTAGAAATATCTTTAGTAATCTGATAAGATGGTAAAGAGTTGGAAGCAACATACAGATATTGGTCAGAATCATTATAAACGTTTTGAACATCGGAAGTAATTAAATTATTTCCATAAATGATTTCAGCACCAGAACTACTGGACTTGTTTAGATTTCTTCTAATATCATAAGAAAGACCGACTACTGGCGTAAATCCTGCTAGATTATCAAGTAATATTTCTTTCGTTAGTTTATTAATATTTTTTACTGTGGCACCACTAACCACAACATTCTGTGTTCCTCTTACTAAAACATCTACACTATCAGTTTCCTTTAAACTTGATTTATCAATTTCTGAATATAGTATAAAAGAAGATCCAGAAATTTCTTTAATCTGGTATCTAGATGCCGTATTATAAATCCAAGAGTTTGAAAAAATTTGTTTTTTAGTTTTATTTACTTCTGGGTCTAAGATTTTTTCGCCAAGATTTTTAACAAAAATTCTTTCACCTTCTGAGGTTAATTTAATATCAGAAGTTGGAACAAATTTTGATAGGACTCCAGTAATTCTTAATTCTACTTTTTTGGTTAAGTCACCATTTTCATAACCATAAATGATCTCATCAGATCTTAAATCAGTAGAAGAACTGATAGTTGAAGTAATTCCACTACAATTTAAAAATTGGTTAATTGTTTTATCAGTGTAAGTAATAGTATTTCCACTGGAAATAACATTTCCTGATGTACTAAAACCAACTGTTGAATCAACTGTAATTATTGATGAACCAATAGAAATATTTCCTATGACTTTGGTTTTTCCAGGAATTGTAAATGTACCTTCAATTAAATCCTTTTCATCAAATCCAACAAATAGACCTAGTTTATAATATGTTTTTCCTTTTCTAGTAACAATTTCAACTTCAGATATTGAAGCCTGAGTATTTACATCTGTAGATTTTCTAATAGTCTGCCCGACTAAATTGTTTGGATCTCCAGAAATTCTTTCTGCAAGTACAATTTCTCTTCTAATAAACTGAGCGGAAGATGGCTTTAAAAGGTATTGCTCAAGATCAATGACTTTTGGAGTAACACCATACAGAACATTGAAAAGAATTCTAAAAGATTCTTCTGTTCCTTTTGATTGGTAAAATGCCTTAGATTCTTTAATAAAATTACTTACATCTAAATTGGGAACAAAATCAACATTCTCTAACCCAGGTGTCAGGGTATACTTAATTTTATTATAAAATTCTTTTAGAAATAAAGAACTTAAATTATAAACGGACTTGCCAGAGGTGTGTGCTGCTGCCGAAGATGTTGAGAAGACAAGTTCTCCAGGAGCATTGTCGGCATGATAAGATGTAATTCCACTAAATCCACGAATACATCCAGTAAAAGTATTCGTCGTTATTCCAGTATAGGTAATAATTTCATCGTCAATCTTAAACAAACCATACTGGTTTGGAAATCCTTTTGTACTGGTTACTTGAACTGTTGAACTTGCACTAGTAATACCAACAGACAAAGAGGTTTGACCAGTAATTACTTCTGGTGTTAGATTATCTAACTTTAGATATTGATCTAAATTATCTACAATATCAACTGTTCCACCAGAAAATTCTTGTGAGATATAATACTGCTTTAAAAATTCTGATGCTTTTGGACTTTCTGATAGAATAAATTCTGGAAGTTGATTTTCAACGATTTGTTGTATCTGTACTCTTGTTTCAAACCCTGTTGCTATCATCTTATATCCTCTTTAGTTCTCCGTTTAGATAGTTTGAAGTTACCTTAAATCCAATACCAGATATTTGCTCCCCAGACGAAATTGTATCTTTAACCATATTTATGGTACTATCGGCAACACTAAAACTTAAATATAAATCTTTGAGACCAATAATATCATTAGACTCTGGATATGCTTGAACCTCAACAATATTATTTTCCATGTCTGTTGAAGTTATCTTAATTGTGGTTAAGAGTATCTCACCAGTCGTATAGTTTACTGTTCCGGCAGACTTAATTACAACTGTATTATCAACACCATTTGGATTTGGTTTAACAATAGAAATATCACCCATTCCACTTCCATCTAAATTGCCAGTTACAAGATTCTTTTTGGGTACATCAGTTAGATAGACGGTATCTGGCTCTCCAGAAATTCTAAATCCAGTGCTCTTAATATTAAATCCCTTTGAATTGATATGGAACTGGTTCCCAAAACAAAGTTCGTATTGAGCAAAATCATTCACAGCGGCTTTTAGATTTCTTCTAATTACAACTCTTGTGATGTTTGATGTAATCGCACCATCAACATCATCAATGATTCTCACTAATTTACTATACTTAAATCTACCACCAAACTTATTGACATCCGTTGACGAGGCATAAGTTGTTAGAGCATTCACTACTCTAGTCTTTAAGTCATTTACATTAGAAACTTTAGGTGAGTCATAATAGACTGCGGAGTCTACCTCAACATACAGAACCTTAAGATCAATAATTGATTGATTAATACCTGTGAGAGAATAGTTTTTGAGTTTGTTTAAGATTTGTTGTTTATCAAAATCCGAAACATAATCACCATTCTTTGGTTTGATACTGATTAAAACAGTTCCGAATTGAGGTGGATCTAGTTCCTCTCCACCAACAACAGAAACAGATTCGGTATTTGGATAAATTTGTTGAATAATAGACTCATAATCTCTTCCTGTTACCGCCCTATATTGCGATGAATACAGACGAGGAGCAAAGTATTTGATAGAATCAATGCTTTCAATGTCACCACCATTAGAAGAAGATGCTGTGGTAACAACTGAGACTGTTGATGAAGGAGTTACAATTTCATCAGATGATCCTCTCAGTGATCCAGAGAAAGAAAAGAGTGACGCTCCATTACCATCTTTCCCATCAGTAACAATGTAAGTTACTGTAATGATTGTACCGTTTTCTAATTTTTTACCAAAGATACCATCACCAAACAGAAGTTCATATTTCTCATCTTTAATTTCTTGAAGCAGATAAGTCTCTGATGTGCTTTGAACATTGAGAATATTATCAACTAGTGTGTATTCTCTACCTAATCCAGTATCAGAAATACCTTTGACGTAAACGACAATTGTAGATGTATCAATGAATGGATTATCCAGAATAAATCTTTGATCCAGGGATCCATCAACAACAAACTGATTACGTAAAAATGTTCCCTGATAGATGTTAATGTCTGAAAATGAAGCGGCACCACCGGTTACCGTCGTGGTGACATTTTCAGGAACGGAGAATGTATAGGTTGTGTCTCCAACTCCACCAACGCACACCAATCCCGCCTGTAGAGTGAGTGTAGGACTTGTTGTGGTAGTTGGAACGTTAAATGATACGACTGCCTTAGAGGCGGTTCTAGAGCGCGGTACGTATCCAATATTTCTTGCTAATGAAACAACATTCTCTCTAAGAGTTGCCGAGTCTAGAAAAGACTCATTCACAACCATGTTAGAGTTGAATGCTGTGATGTAAGTATTATACGCTAACGTATCAATCAGTACAGAAAAGTTTGACCCTTCAAAGTCAAAGTCTGTAAAATTAGAGTTCGCACGAAGATAGTCCTTGATTGAGGTCTTGATCTGATCAAAGTCTAAATTAGTAAACTGTGTAAAAGGCATTTTATCTTGTTGCCTCTAGGATAAATGTAAATTCTTGAGTCGGAAAGTCCTGGCCAATGATATCAAAGAAAATAGTCGCTTCAAATTCGTTTGTATCAGGTCTAGGATTCACCTCAACAACTACATTCTCAACTCTGGTTTCAAAGTTATCTATTGCTAATTCAATTTGTCTTTGAATAATTGAAGCAGTACCAAAATCAACAAATTCAAAAAGACTACTACGTACATCAGATCCAAAATTTGGATTAAAGAATTTTTCTGTAGGAATCGTTTCTACAATGTTTCTGACTGATCTTTTGATCGCGTTCTCATTCTTTAAGATTGGTAAATCCTTTGTGACCGGATGAGGATCAAAGGATAAACTAATATCTTTAAATGATCTAGATATCCTTTGTATTGCCATCGGACAGAAGTTTCTTGCTTTATTTATGTTCTATTTCCAAGCAGAACCATAGGTCGGTTCAGTACCATAACCCCAATCATCATAGTCTTCATCATTGCGAATTTTTTCATGAAGTTCAGTTTGTTTTCTTAAGTCATGCTTTGGTGCCAAGTCGTTCATAATTTCTTGAATGACTCTTTTTGGTGGATTTGTATCATAATCGGTAATGAGTTTTGTGGTTCCCCACATCTCTCTCATGTAATTTTGATCTCTATCTACGGGAAAATTGGACATTGTTAGCTCCTGTTTTAAGTGAATAAAACAGAACTTTTATAAAGGAGGTTGCTATCTCCTTACTTCTATTTAACGTTCCAACTCACGTAAAGAATATGAGTCGGAGTTGAGGTATTTTAAGATTTCCAGAGCGATCAGACGTGGATTTCCTTCACCACATGTATAGACATCAACTGCCAGACACCCATTTTCTGGCCAGGTATGACATGAAATGTGACTCTCAGAGAGTGCTATGACGACTGTACACCCCTGTGGAAGAAAACAATGGGCAAATATGTTCAGAATGGTCATCTTAGCACGTTGAATACCTCTAATCATGACGTTTTGTAGCGATTCAACGTCATTAATCAGATCAAAATTTACATCATACACCTCTAGGAGCAGGTGTTTGCCCATGGAAACCTTTTTCAACTCAATTTTCAGTAAAAAATCTATTTATTTCTGATCCAAATCAATAATTTCGTACATATAGTGATCAGAAGTTTCTAGTTTTCTCTTATTTTCGACCGAATACGCGGTCATATCAATCTCATAACCAGGATTTTTATCAATTCGATTAAAAGTCCAGGCATTGTCATACCAAATGATACGATTATTTGGATAAGCGTAGTAATTTCCAGTTTCAACCTTGAATAAATGGGCACATTTATGTTCTGGAGTTTCTGAAAAGTTAAGATCTGGGATTCCTTTATTCTCCCAAGACCAATCAAGAGTAAACATATAAGTCCCGACGATTTTTTTTCCGTCAGGACGAATCAATTGTGCCTGTAATCCAGCAAGACGAGCACGTTTTTGAACATCGATGTATGGAGAAAAGCAATCCCAATACATAATGTCTTCTAATGGTTCAATCGGAGCATCAGGTTTCCAGCAAAAAGCGTGAAGTGGTCTACGAGTCCAATTCACGCCATTTTCAAGAAATGCCTCAAATAGAGGAACTTTTTTTTCAATACTTGCGACTGAATGTACATCGCATTTAGTAACTTCACCATGTCCTTTCTGATGATTAAACAGAAACTCATTACGAATATAACAAGACCAATCTGGTAGACTATGGTTTAAGTATGCCATAAATTATCCCTTACCTTGACCCCGATACTTCTTCCGTGCTCCATTGCGAGAAGAAGCGGCATACTTAGTTCCGTCTCCATCACCTTGACGAGATTTTTTAGGAGGACCAGGAATATAAGAGATATTCTTATTCAGACCACCTTTTGCTTTTGCTGCCATACATTGTTCTCCAATAAAATTTCAGTTTCAAGATCTTCAGGACGTGGAGTGCCTGTCTGATAATACTCTATCGACAGATCCTCCATCACATTGAAATATTCTTCCTCTGTAAGACTTGAATAAATTCGTCTTCCCCGACAAAGAATATTATAGCGTTCGTTAGACATCAAATAACTCTCATCTTTTCGTGACCGACTCTGATACGAGGATCACACCAGATTTCAAAGCCTGCGTCTTTTGCGTCCAAACAGAATGATACGTCTTCTCCACACATATCCTGAACCTCACCAGATTCAAAGACTTGCATCTTCGGAGCAAACCAAGGATACTTCATCTCAGAGTGCTCAAAGACTCCATTCTTAATCAACAACCAACCAAATCCAGCATAATCAACAGTAAATGGTTTACGACGCTTAGAGATACTCTCAGTGGTTTCATGATTCATCACACCACCATTGTTACGGAAATCATCTTCTTCCATCCAGTGAGCAACAGAAGTCGTTCTACCATCTTCTGTACAATACCATCCAGAAGCAATGTCCCTATCCATCAGAACGAGTTGCCAGAACTTCTCAGTATTAAAAACAATATCACTATCAATCCACAACTGCCAATCATACTTCAGTTTACCATCCCAGGGAATTTGATCTGGTCCACGAAGTACATTTGCTCCAAGACACTTACAACGGGCAAAGTTCACCATTGATGAGTAATCTTGTGAGATCTGAATACTTGCTCCTGCCTGTACTAGATCAAAACAAAGTTGAACAAAGTTCTTTAAGTAAGTATATGAGACTCCTCTTCCAGGTAGACAGAACACAATTGTCTTACCCTTCACCATTTCACGGGCAAGATCATAGTCCCACTCTTGTTCTGAGGCAGTCGGCGTTTTTGCTTTAACGGTAAATCCTTTAGCCATAATAGAATGCGTTTACATCAATGATCATACAGTATTATGTAGCGATTGTCAATCAACTTCCTTTTCGGTTATCAAGAGTTCTCCGCCCTCAATGGATAGTTTGACCTCTGTGTCTTCATACCATGAAAGTTCGTTCGTAATCCATTCAGGTATCACGATATAATAGTCTCCCGTGATTGGATCAACTTGTACGGACTGAAAATTTTCTCCGGAATTTTTTTTCATTTTTTTGATTTATATAGCACATTATATTTCACTCGCGTCCGTAACACTTTGTAGGTTAGGGGGACCCATGGTTTTTATAACGGGGGCGGGGCACGGGCGCCCACAACCCCCTAAGGCTGCTGATTCACGAACGAACAGCAGGGGGCACGTCGGCGCGGAACACGTCCTGAAACTGGGCAGACCAGATGGTGGCAGGGTGTCCGTGGTGACGCTTATCCATCACGGTGCCTTCGTTGCTGTAACCAACCCAGACGGTCTGGCGATCGGTGAGGCGGGAGGCGGGAGAGAAGCGCATCGGGTCGGTTCGTTTGTTTCCTTAGTGTAGACCCCCCCACCCGTGAGGAAGGGCAGGGGGTGGACAGTGGGCAGACCGTCACCAGATGACGGGATTGCCCTGCAGATCGGTTACAGTTCCCTGCTGATCATCTTGAGCGATTGATTCAAGAATCCGCAGGATTTGATCACCATTGTTACCTTGACGGAGGAGAGAAATTGCCAGGGATTGAGTCATTGGAAAAAAGAGTTAGGGTTAACGAAGGAAAAAAAGTTAGGGTGCTAAGTGTGCGGGTGAACCACAGGAAAGATAGAACTCAACCATCCGCATTGCTTCATCATAAGTGCGGAACCATTGTGATCTCCACTCACATTGATTGTAAGGGGTTTGATAACGAACTTCGTAGCGGATCATGATGTTAAGAATGTGGGGTGAATTCAGGCAGCGATCAGTACATCATCCTCCCAGCAGATACGATCATCAAACAGCAGATCTGCGATCTCATTCATTACACGATCGTGGTCTGCTTTTAGGATTGCTGCTTTACACTGTGCGGCGATCTCATCAATGTTCAGAGCGCGATCGGTGGCGGGATTGTAACGCATTGGGTTCGTTGTTTGAACTGAAAGAATTGTAGAACGGGAAGGGGGGAGTTTGGGGGTGGAGTGTGCCACCCCTTTGACTGTCCTATGCCAACCGCATTCCAGAGAAGAATGGGATGGGGGAACCGTTATACTGAACAAACCACTGAAAGTTTTTTTGGAATACACATTCGCCAGCAATTCCGAACTCACGAAGAATAGCATTGAGGCGCGATTTGGTGGTCTTTGATTGATATCCACCATCAAACAATTCCATCCAAGTTTCACCAATGCGAGCGATCAAATGACCGTGCAGGTAAACATCAGAAACGTTGGAACATGCGATGACTTCAGTGTTTGCCATCTTGAAATCTTTGCCTGCCTTGATAGCGGCATTCATTTGGCGTTCGATCTTCCGCATGGGTCGGGGTCGTTTGGTATGCAGTAAGTCTACAGGGTCAGTCGCGGATCCAGGAGGCGGCCAGTGACAGTGCGTCAGCTGTCACATGGCGGATCGGTTGGAGCGGTTGCCATAGGATCATCAGAGCAACGGCAATCAGGAGCCAATTCTTATGCATCAGAACTCAAAGTTCACCACACGATCTTCACAGAATCCACGATCTTTGTGTTTGAAGTAATTAGTCCGAGTCCATCCTCCACTTTGAGTAAACATGTTGCGAATGTAAAAGTTAAACCCCCGATCATCATCATTCCATTCGGGCATTGCCTGATACTTTTTCAGAACTTCATTCAGTTCCTCAATCAGGCAGGCAAACAATTCACGCTTACTTTTTTTGACTACATCATCAGCAAAGAAAACTGTCGTCTCATTGTACTTCTTACTGCTGAACACATAAACTACACCTTCCTTCGGCAATCCGCCATTGTAGGTAGGATATGCCTGTTTAGAAGACTTACACTCAATGTCGTAAGTTTTGCCGTTGTAGTGTACACGAAAGTCAGGAGAGTTCTGAATACCATTCGGTTGATATTCATACTCCAGGTTATACTTTTTCAGCAGATTTTCTACCTTCTGTTCGTGATAGGAATTGTCTTGAGAATTG